TCCAGAAATAACATTACTTGAATAACTGTTAATTGATATGTTATTTGATGTAATAATTTCATCAATTCTAAAATCTGCATATTGTTTAAATCCTGCAGGATGAATTAAGTTTTTGAACAACTCTTTAAATTTAGAAAATTCAACTTTTGAAGCTAGGACATATGCATAGTCAATATAATAATCTCTACCTTGTATTACACGTTCAGAGGCTGAAAGGATACTATCAGAAGAAGTCCAACGACCAGGAAAGGTAACATAACTTGGTTCAACCAAAGCATTTGCAGTTGCAGTACCGTCACCTTTTTGTGTCAAATCAATTGTTGGTGGTGTTTGATATCCCGAACCAGCATTTACAACCCTAATTTTTATAATTGAACCAGGGTCTTGGTCAGCAGTTGCAAATAAATTTTCACCATCACCCATAAGAGCAATGACTGCAAGGTTTGCATTTGCACCAGAAACAGAAGAAACATTTATTGTTGGTAATTTTGTTTTTTCGTAATTCACACCACCAACTGGTAACAAACCATGCAATCCAATTTTTTTACCACCACCCGTTGTTGTGTACAGAAAATTAGCATTAACATTAAGTGATGTATTGGAAGTAATTGTGTTGATATAACGTGATTCACTATTAATCATAATTCTATCACCAACACGCAATTCATCTAAGAAGTATGTATTGGTACCACTAACAGTTACATTTGTGATACCATAAACATTTGCTGTGCCAGCAATTCTTGGTGGTTGTAATTCTACTTGAGTGATTGCACCAGTTGAAGATACATTCCTTACTGCGGCTGCTGCACCAAAACCAAAATTCATGTTACCTGAAGTGGTAAAAATTAATTCGTCACCAATTTTATAATTGTTACCGCCATTGTTAATGTTTATTCTACCAACAGAACGAGTATATGAAATATGCTGTTCTTCGGAAGCTCCATTTAAAAACGGTGCCGAATCGGCATCTAAAGTTGGAACAGTTGCGAAAATTGCATTAGCAAACAAAATTGCTACGTTAGTAATTGCTCCAATACTTGTTACATTTGAAAATGCTAAAGCATCTATAATTCGTGAACTAACATTCTCCGATATAGCGGTGTTTGGAAAACCATAGTCTGCTGCATTAATTGCAATCGATGCATAGTTGGCAATTCTTGTAGTGTCAACAACAAAAGTATTTGCACTATTTGCACCCGAAGTATCAACAGCATCAATAGCAAGAACCAATGATGCATTTGCAGTAGCACCAATAAGATTTACATTTGAACCAGTTTTAAATCCTGCGCCACCGGCAAGAACACGAATTTGGTTAATAAATCCAGAAAATACTTCCGAAACAATCGCTTCAGCTGTTTCTACTGCACCGCCACCAGTAATGATAACAGGGTCACCAACATTATAACTAGCGCCACCGTCAATAACATTAATTGTTGCTAATGTTGATAGACCAGAAACTTGTAAATTTATAAGACTACCATCAGTATCAATAATATTAGTAGTCGCAAATTCACCGTTTGAAAATGTACCAACCAATGTTTTGTCGTTGACATATAACTCAAAAGCTGATTTAGCATTAACAGTTTTTTGAGCAGCTCTCTCAACAATAGCAGATGCACCAGAACTTGAACCTATCAGTTTTCTATTTTCCAGTAATGCATAATTAAAATCATTATATAAAATTTTAATTGTTGAATTGGCTGAAGGTGATGTATTAAATACAACTTTTCTTGATTCAGGTCTAACATTGTATCCTGAAGATTGCAAAACATTATTTACATAAACTTGAATTTTATCAGTAGTGGCAATTTGTGCCATTTTAAAAACGGTATTGCCTGTTGCCGTTGCACTAGATGAAGTATTACCATTTGCAGTATAGGTACTATACACATCTTGTGAAATACGGAAAGCTTTTTCAATTAACCATTTACCATCAGATGCTCGAAGAATACTTGATTTAGGTTTGATGACTTCAACTTCTTCATTGAAAATTAATTTGAAAAGAAGTTTAAAAGATTTTTCGTTACCCTTTGATAGATACAAAGGTAACATTTGTTTAATTAAAAAGGCTTTATCTACTTTAACATCTTTAGGTAAAAAAGTAGCAAACGTATTAAGAAAGTTATTTTCAAATTGTGCTATTGAATAATCAACGTCAGAAATATAACGAAGGTCTTTTGATTTATTAACTAAATCATTATTTTGACCCGTTTGTTTATTTTCTAAAAACTCATAGTAAGCTTCCAAGAAATTAATAAACGTAGGGTATTCATCCCGAACAAACTCAGGTACCTGACGATTAATCAGTAATGATGTTTTTTGTTCAGACATTATTGTTTATTATTTTTTGTTAATGTGGTAACAATTGATGTTGGATCGGTCTCATCAATTGTAATGATAGTGCTTCTTGTTGATTGAATTATACCTTTGTCAGCCTCAATCGTCATACGAATTAAATTATCAGTTGAACTGACAGCCAAGAATCGTATGTCATTAATAACTATAAGGCCAGTATCATAAAAAATTGTACCAGCACTAGCATTAATAATTTGTCTTTGTGCTAATGAATCATAATAAATGGTTCTTAAAGTACCAATTTTTGCATCAACAACAGCAAGAGCTGAAGCACCAAAACCATTTCCACCAGAAATAGCTACAGTCGCTCTGGTATATTCTGAGCCACGATTTGTAACTGTAATTTTTTGAATACGTCCATTTACAATCGTTGCCTCTGCGGTTGCATTACTACCATCACCACTAATTGTAACTGTTGGCGCAGTTGTATATCCAGAGCCAGGATCAATAACTTGTATTTCAGAAATACCTGTAAATGATTGTGGCGATTCATCAAATTGTGCGGTTCTTAATGTGCCACCAGTGTCATATACATCAAACTCGGTTGATGTTAATTTATTTGTAATTGTACCACGATGTAAAGGCACATTAAAATTAATATTGTAACTTGCTGTTTGATTTAATAGTGGTTCGAATCGGCGTTGAACACGAACTGTTGCTTCAGAACCAAGAATAGAATTGATATCTGTTCCATCAATAGAGTCTTGAAGTTTTGATAATATGAAACTTGCACCAAATTTATTTAAAAATGAATTACGATAAGATATGATAGCGTTTCTAATGTTCGTTTTAATTGCATCTTCAGATAAAACAGTTTTTCTTGGATCATATTGAACCGAAGATTCGACCGACAAATACAAATATTCGGGGTCACGAATTTCAGACTGAACAGTTACAATAGATTTTGGGTCAATAATTTCGGAAATAATACGAGCTTTTTCCAATTCAGAAATAAAATAATTTGTTTTTGGTTTTAATGAAATGAAAACTTTACCATAAACAGGTACTGGTTCATTTTCACCACCCCAAACAGATAATGAATCTATACCTGGATATTTTGATTGAATGTATGTTTCATAATCTTTAATTGTTACCAATCTATTTTGATTAGCATACTGTGCAGCCGCAGAATATTTAATTGAATCTACCGATTCACGAATTGCACCACCACTAGCAACAGCTACAACGTCTATCAACACATCGGTAAATCCACCAATAGAAGAATCAGCAATAAATCCATCAACGGAATTTGCAGGTATACCTGAAGTTACAAGATAATTAACACTAACGGTAGAACCATCAATAAGAGCTTTACCAATTACACCGTCACCAAAATAAATTTCATAGTTACCTTTTTTAGATTCTTGTAAAAAATAAACTAATGATGTAGAATCAACATCTAAAATTTCTGTAACTTTATTATAAACTTGTGTTGCTGAATTTCCACTCACATCAGCTACAGTTACATACAATGTATTTGTGTCAATGTTTGAATCTGGTAAAGTAAATATGGATTTTGGATTAGAATTTTTATTAAAAGTGTAAACGTAATCCACTAATCTACCTTCGTAGATTGCCAAATTTTCAAAATAATATGTAGTATTAGATTTTGTTACCGTAGCATCTTCAAGTGTAACAAAATTATATGAGATGTTGTCAATTAAATTTGAACTGAAAGTAAAACCTTTAGGAAGTGTTAAAGTTCCTGGTGTACTGTTTAATGAAATTACTGTTACATTGATAATTGCTTTAGGTGCGGAGTAAGAAAACGGAACATAATTTAAAGTTTTAGCATGAGAAACAACCGAATCACGCAATAAAGCGGTATCCATGAATGCCTCATTGGCAACCATGTTTAAGTAGTAAGCATTATAATGAGTGTTATAAGCCAGAATATCCAACAGAATATTTAAACTAGAACCTTCAAAATCATAATCTGTAAATTCAGATTGTTGTTGTAGGTACGATTTTAAATTATTCTTGATTGTGTCAAAATCAAGGTCAGAAATTTGTAAACGTGCGTTTGCCATTTATCGAATCCGTTCAAGAAGGAAATTAATTATAATGGGTTGTGTCTGGTTTACAATGAAAAATTCCAAGTAAACTTTAAACCCATTATTTTCGAAATCGGCGGTCACATTTATATCTTTAACAGCCGCTCTAGGCTCATAGTTCACAATAGTCCGCTCTATTTCATTTTTTAAAGTGGTTGCCGTAATATTATCAAGATTTTCAAACAATAATCTACGAACATTTGAACCAATATCTGGTTGAAATGGTCTCTCATAGTAGTTTGTGAGTATTAGATTTTTGATGGAATTGACAACAGCCATCGGTCCGATGACTCTATTAATGTCTTTCCGAACTGGATGGATGGTAAAATTCAAGTCCAGGTCTTTAAAATCTCTAACGATATCTGTGGTTACGGTTGCCATATTCTATTTATGGGTTAATTCTGGAAAGTAATTTGTCGGAACCAATATAATTATTGGCCATATTAGAGTCAACTTCTCCCATATTTGAAAATTCCGACACAACTCCAAAGTCTTTAAGAACTTCACTACTGTTACGGAAAAACTGAACATCATGGTTTTTCCTAACACTAATTAAATTATTTGCGGTTTCAATATGTGAAATGATTAAATTTACCGCATCACCAGACAAACTGGAATTACCAGATGTTATTGAATTATTCAAAGTAATGAAATCATTATAAAGAATGGTATTATTTGATTCTAGTTGGTCGTTTACAAACAAACTAGTAAAACTACCTAGTGCAGCCGAAGCGTTTGAAACTCCATCGGTCTGAAAGGTTAAATAAATTAAAAACTTACCAAAACCCATGGCACTTTGTCTGTATGGAAATTGATTGGCATCCACACCACCATCTTCAACAGCGGTTACAGTAAGATTATCTGTGTGAGATTTAAATCCATTTACAGATATCATAAAGTTATTGGCAGTATTAGCTAAGATTTGTTTTGTATTAACAGTACCATAAGGAAAACCAATATTCATTGTTGTTTTAAAAATAGAGTTTGCATTTTCATACAATGATATACAAAGATTCGCAGTTGGATTTTTATAGTATCCATCAGTATCATTATTTGCAAGGTCAGTTACTTGCCATTCGTGTGGTAAAAAATTTGGAGCTGTATTTAAATGTTCTATTGCATTGTTTGATAACGCCATCATGCCAACATTGTTAGCATCAAAATCGAATCCTAATCTTCCATATACACTTGCCATTTTATTTCCTTTTCATAATAAATTAAGTTGAAACTTTAGCTTCACCAGTACCTGATGGTCTGTGTATCAGACGTTTAACATAGTTGAGTACATCAGACTGCCAAATTGCGCCGCCAATAATCGTTGAACTATACAACGAAGAAATATAAGGTGCAAAAACAGATATACCAAATGTTCCCGAACCTACAGCATAAACAGAACCAGGAACAGCTACAGGTACACCCAAAGATAAACCTCCTGATATTGAAACGAAACCAAAACTACCGGCAAAAACACCACCACCTAATTCGTTACCAGCAGTAAGACTATCACAAGTAACGATACCATCAGAGGTCATTGAACCTTTAACATAAAGGTGTGAATCCAAATACAAATGGTCGGCAGCAGCCATTCTGATTGCACCGCCAAAATTTTCATTTGCAGTAATTGAAATATCTTCATCACCAGAAAAACTTATGTCACCTTTAGCACGAGTGTTCATTCTACCAGCAACTTGTAAATTATAATCACCTTTAACATCTAGATTATAATCACCACGAACTTCCATGTTGCAATCACCAATAACGGTCACACTACAACGACCTTGAATTAAAACATTTTTATTTTTAATTGTAATTTCATAATCATCACCAAATACCTTATGTACTTGGTCACCATTTGGATGCATTTCAATAAATGTTAAACTTTTACCGTGTTGCAAACGAATTCGTTCACGGGTAGGTGTGTCATCCATTTCAAATAGATGACCACTTTCCGTTTGCTTTGCATCATTATAAGGATACAAAGGTTGATATGATGTGTTCGCAGCTGATTCTGGTTCTGTCCAACCCGTATCACTTGGAATTCCAGGTACGTTTCCTAATTCTGGTAATGTTGCCATATTATAAAGCCGGTTTTGTTATAGTTAAAAGTTTTTCATTCAAATCAGTTTTATCTGGAAATCCAAACTGTGCCAATTTATTTTGTCCAGCATTTGTTAAATCGGATGCAGTAGGATTTTCAGAAGTATATTTCTGTATTGTATTATTAGCCGCATCCAATTCAGCTTGATTGACGGGAACTAAAATACCAGCTGTTGCCGCAATAGGAATTTCAATTGCTAAAGCAGCCGCCTGTGTCACCTTACTTATCGTTTCTCCAGTCGCTTTAGCCGCATCTTTTGCAGCCGCAATTAAATCTGAAAATCCATCTTGACCTTTACCACCACCTAAGTCTTTTGTTGCTTCTGATATTATATCACTAAAAATACTTTTAATCAACTTCAATAATCTAGCTAAACAATCAGCAAGTAGTTTCAACAAAGCAGCAGGCAAACTTAAAATCCATTGTATAAGGGCACGAAGTTTTGTGATATAAGCCAAAACATATTTTTCAAAATCAATAATTGGTTGTATAATTTCTTTATTGATTCTTCTCAATTCAGCCGCAAATGCTTTTAATTTGTTTATGATATATGAAAATTTACCAGTTCTATCACTTAGACCTAAAAGTTTCATTACTTTTTGAATGGCTTCTCTTATAACTCTACCAATAGCCTTAGTGTATTTTTTCAAAGCAATATTCTTCTGCATTTCAGAAATGAAATCGCAAACGTGGGCTCTTTTTTTATTTGTTGCATCGATGATTGTACCCTCAACTCTACCATAACAAGTACCTGGAGTATTTGATGGAGTTCCAGATTGTGGTGCATCACCTGTGCGAACACACTGTGGCGGTGAATTTTCTTTTGCTAATCCACCAACAACAATCACACCTCCACGATTTACTGGAAAGGTTTCAACTGGCATTTAAATTATTCCTCATGGTTTTAGTCCTGGTAAAACACCCATCATAACGGGAATTTGAGCTTGCTCACCATCCATAAAAAATCCAAGAACCCAATCACCAACTCTTGGTGCAGAAAAATTCTTTGAATTATTAAGTGGTATTAAGGCTTGAGCCCAAGGTAAATCCGCTGTCGGCAATATAACAGGATTTTCGTTGTGCCACCCAAATATACGAACTTGGCATCGACCAACAGCCATTGGGTCAACACGATTCTCTACGACACCAACCCACCATATAAATCCATTTTTACCTGCAAAATTAGTATTCATCACATTAATGTTGCTGTTAACAACTCACCCGTTAATCGTTTAAAGAAAGGTCTATTTGTGGAGTCTGTGGCCACTTCAATAACCGTTTCGTGCATATCACCTTTAATCATTTGTCTTGTTGCAGTAACTATATATTTGCCACTTAATGTTTCATCTAAAGCATCACCCGCATCTGGTTTTGTTGATTTTACTGGCATTATTAAATTAATAATAGTACCAGAAGTGATGCCAAAATTACCAGGTAAATTCAAATGAATTGTTGTCTGTAACAAGTTTGCAAATATAGGAGCTCTCTGAAAAACATATGCGTGAGTGTTATCAATAATTGTTCCGGTTTTTGAGTCGTTTGTTTGAACCCAAGGTGTAGCACCACGAAAAGATTGAAATGCATACAATGAAACTTTGGAATCAAACATTTGTGCCGAATCTTTACCTTGTCTATTAACAGCTCCTGTAAAATTTGGATACTTGTTTAAATGTGATTTAGTTTTACCATATGTTTGTTGAAAATCTATTCTGTTGATACTAACTTTTCGTGTTAGTGGATCAATACCAATAAATTTACCAGCATAAACACCATTTTTTATGTTTTCAATCAAATCATTAGAACTTACAATTTTTGCTTCACGAGCACCATAAAACTCTTTATTACCAGATGTGGCAAAATTTTTCGGTTCAAAATTGATATCCATTATTGATGGAGTTTGAATCAATTCTGATAGTGAAACAAAATTGTACCCATACTTATTTTCAAAAAATAAAAAATTAGGTAAAGATTCAGAATCAATTGCTTTCTTACTCAACCAATTCATTGTATCGAATGGTGATAGTCCTGGAACAATCACGGTATGCACACCTTTTGTTGTTGATACTTTGTTTATTTTTTTACTAGAAACCAAAAGGTATTTTTTTAAAACAACATTAACAATATCACTATATGTACCAGTAAATGATTGATTTATTTTTTGTTGTTCTGAATATACCATTTCATCCGATGCAAAATATAAAATATAAATTTCAGAGTTTTGATTTACATTTTCTCTTCCACTTAGTTTATAAATTCTAAAAGTTCTTTTGAATGTTGTTGCACTAGAATTATAACCGGATTCTTCACCTTTGGTGATTTCCATTGAGATGTATTCACTACCGTCTAATATAAGTTTATTACATAAACCAATCGCATCTTGAATCAAAATATCACCACGAACACATGGCATAAACACACTATCATATATGTTTATTTCTTGATAAATTCCCGTAATATTTACGCTACCCAATTTCGTGATAAGTGTTAAGTCCTTTATCTTGAATTGAGTTGCTTGTGTTAGATTAAGACTCATGTGGTAAATACAGCTTTCAACTCTTGTTCAAGAGCATAAGCAAATCCAGGTTTTAAAATTTTAATTTGCCTTTTACTTTCATTTTCATCAATTTCATAGTCATAATATGATTTTGTTTCTTTAGATATGTCAATTCTTATTTCATTACCATCATTAAGTGTTTTATTACTTGATGTAGTAACAACATTGGCATATGTGTTGGCATCAACACGGACTTTTTTCTCAGAATAATCACCAGTTCTTATTGTTGTTCTTTTTTCGACAGAATAATATGAATGAGTATTTTCTTGAGCCCACATTAATCCAGTTTGACCGGCCGCAGTATTTGCATTTGCGGTATATTTGTCATTAATAAATGTTGTTAGTGTTCTATATTCCAAAGGCCAATCATATTGTGCATCAACAATATCATTCATCATCAAAACAATCCAATGACGTTCGGGTGAATCATAAATTTTTGATGCTATAATTTCTGGTGTATCACTCTCTTGAACACTATATTTCTCATAGATTGATGTGTTTTCTTTGAATGATTGTTCAAGCGAAAACCGAGATATGATGTTTGTAACAACATCAATACTGTAAGGAGTATTTTCTAAACTATAATAAGCTTTAGGAAATTTACTAAAATATTTTGCCATATATTAAGTTATCCTCTCAATGGATTTTTTGGTTGTGTAGGATCCCCGCCCACACTAGCACTAACTGTTTCAGTAGTGTTTCTCTTAGAATTACCCAATAGAGGACTACCTTTAACAAGGTATTCGGTTTCTTTAAATGATAAGCTCAATTTAATACCAACTGGCATACCGGTTCTACCCATAGAGGCAATACTTTCACCTTCGACTTCATATGTAGCAAAACCTCCTGGTGTATAATCTGTTGTTATAGTTGTTAAAACACAAGTTGAAATTTTCGGTATGTTTGGATTTTCATGGCCATTATAATAAAAAGAAATATCAAATTCAGAAGGAGGATATAAAAAGTAACCACCACTATTCTTAACTAATTCAGGTGCTTGGTGAAATTTTAATCTATCAATAATATTTTGAACTTCTAATGCTTCTTGTTCAGACCTTGGAAACATTAAAAAATCAAAATTGAATTCTCTAAACTGTGGAGAAGAATATAATATTTCAAGCATTGGATTTTGAACTTTACCACCTGTGCCAGCAGTAAATAAAATTTGACCAACAGGCCCAGCACTTTGAAGTAGAGAGTTTGCAAGAAATGGAGAAAGACTTTTAAACATTGCTTTTGTATCAATTACGTTGCCACTACTTTTATAAGTATCGGCCGCAGAATTTAAAATTGAAAGACCAGTTTGCAAACCAGTACCACCAGGTCTCAACTCATTATATGCTTGATTATATGAAAAAGTTAAATTACTTGGCATATAAAGAGCAATTGTATCAGTTATCCTACGAATAGTTCTAATACCAATATTTGCATCTACTTTATCAAAAAATTCACTAATTTCTCCCATACCATCACCAACAACTTCTTTAGATTTATCTGGTGCTAAAGAAGCAATACCCTCTGCACCTTTTATGAGAAATTTACCTATGGAAGTATCAGCTGCCGCAGCTGCCAAGTCTTGCAAACCTTTTGATACGTTAGCTAAACCTGCAGCCGTATCATAACCACCAAATTGTTTAGCAATTGATGCTTTATTTGCTAAAACAGAAGGTAAGTCAGATTCAACTCTAGTACCAGGAAATGATGTATTAATCTGTTCATTAATGTTTATAAGTATATAATGACCTTTATCAGCCGCACCCAAATCGCTTGGATATTTAAACAGATTGGTATTGTATTTCGAATCAGTCAAAACGCTAGTTCCAGGTCGAACATTAGTACCAAAAGTGATACCACCACCAAAAAGATTAAAAATTCCCATTAAGATTCCTAAAAGAGTTAACTAGATATTTATATGACATTCGGTAAGAAAACCTATAAGGGTCGGTTCCAACCCAAAAATCCAAAGAAATATAATGGTGATGCGGATAACATCATCTATCGTTCCACATGGGAAGTGCGTGTTATGAAGTGGTTGGATGAACATCCAAACGTGGTGTGGTGGGCATCTGAAGAACTGCCGATACCATATAAATCACCCCTAGATAACAGAATACATCGTTATTTTCCGGACTTCATTGCCAAAATTAAACAAAAAGACGGTTCCGTAATGACGTATATTATTGAAGTGAAACCGTTAGAGCAAACCAAGATGCCTGTTCAAAAGAAGAAAACTCAACGATATATCCGTGAGGCTGCAACTTATGTTGTGAATCAGGAAAAGTGGAAAGCTGCGGACATCTTTTGTCAGGAACATGGTTGGAAATTCATGATTATGACTGAGAAGGAACTAGGTATCTAATTTGAAAGCGGACACCAATACTTATAAGAAATACTCAAGATTATAAGGTAATAATGAGATTTAATTTATTGACATAAATAGATAATGGCATATTTAATAGAACGAATAAAACAACAACTTGCAAAGTCGGGTACTGAACCTAGGACTACTGCCGCAAGAGATTGGCTCATGTCTAAAATTAAAGACTTGAAACCAACTCGCCAAGCGCTCCTAAACGACAAGGAACGACTTAAAACGAATACTATAATTGGACGTATGTATTTCTATTACTACGATCCAAAGTTAAAAGATGAGTTGCCATACTACGACAGGTTCCCATTGGTCATACCAATAGAACGATACCAAGATGGTTTTTTAGGGTTAAATTTACACTACATAAGCCCAAGGCAACGCATTGAACTTTTAGATGCCCTAAGTGATTTTGCGACCAATTCAAAGTATGATGAAACGACAAGGTTGAGATTAAGTTGGGCTAAATTAAAAACTGTAGGTAAAGCTTTCAAAGCAAAACCTTGTGTAAAGAGATATCTTTTTAAACACGTTGATAGCCGATTTCTTGAAATTACCGCAGACGAATGGGATATCGCTGCACTACTGCCATTTCAAAATTTCCAAGGTGCAACTGCAAATAAAGTCTATAACGATTCTAGGAATAAATTCTAATGCCTTTTTCACCACAACTATTTTTATCGAATATCAAAGCTAAAGATGGATTGGCAAGACCATCTAGATTTGAGGTTATTCTTCCTATACCACCATATATTAACAATTTTATATCTCAATCATTTTTTGAGAAGTTATTAAATTTACCTAATGTGTTGATTGCTGATATTACAAGTGCTGTAAATGATATATTAGGTAATTCACCAGCTGCAGAACAATCAAAAACATCTAATGCATCACTCAGTAGATATTTGGCACTTCAATGTGAAGCTGCAGAATTTCCAGGTAGAACATTATTAACACAAGAGGCTAGTGTTTACGGTCCTATTTTTAAAGTACCATATTTAACACAATATGGTGATACAAGTTTAACATTTCTTTGCACCAATGAATTCTATGAAAGAAAAATGTTTGAGAGATGGATAGAAGCTATTAATCCTTCAGATACAAACAATTTAAGATTTCCAAAAGGTGCTAAAAGTAGGTACTTAACAAATATAAAAATAATTCAATATGATGACTTTATCAAAAGAATTTTTGCAATTGAATTAATTGATGCTTTTCCTATTGGAATTGGACCACAGTCTTTAAGTTGGTCGGAAGATAATTTCCATAGATTATCTGTTCAATTTGCTTATCAGAGATACAATGTTATTTACGAAGGTAGTTATGACCTTGTTGGAGCTGCTGTTGAATATTTTGGTGCTAAAGGTGCCAGAATATTTGATAAAGCTGGCCAAAACGTAAGTGATGGTATAGGAAATGTTTTAAATAGAATATTTTAACAAAGCGAGGATATTATGTTACCAAAGTTAGACATACCAATTTATGAAACTACATTAATTTCAACGGGTAAAACAATTAAGTTTCGCCCATTTTTGGTTAAAGAACAAAAAATCTTTTTAATGGCTGCACAGTCGGAAGATTCAAAAGAAGTTGTCAATGCAATTAAACAAGTATTGACAAATTGTGTAGTTGATGGAACGGATGTTTCCAAACTACCATTTTTTGATTTAGAAAATTTATTTTTAAATCTTAGAGCTCGGTCAGTTGGTGAAAAAGTAGAATTAAATTATATCTGTAATAATTTAATTAAAGATGATAAAAATGAAGATGTTCAATGTGGTGGTAAAATAAAATTAGATATCAATCTGATGGACATTAAGCCAACAAAAAATGAAGAACACTCAAACAAAATTATGTTAACTGATAAGTTAGGCATAGTGATGAAATATCCAAGTTTTGATGTTATCAGTAAGTTGAATATTCAATCTGAAAGTGATTTATTGCAATTAATTATTGCCTGTATTGATTAT